CCGCGAGCCTTACCACATCGTATTGTGCTATCAGACGGGCGAACTCGCACAGACAATACAACTTTTACGGCGGAAGAACTTGCAGATGCAGGGTGGGCAGAAGTTACGGATAGACCTTCTGTTGCTGACTATCAGACTTTAACTTGGGAAAATGGTGCTTGGGTAATTACAGATTATACAGCAGACCAAATGAGAATAGAAGCCCAGGAACGAAGAGAGAATATTCCGGCAGAAAGATGGCTTTATGAAAATAGAAACATACTGTGGACAGATGCAGCACTCAACGAATATGAGTTAGATAGCTCTCTAGAGTCTCAGAGAAAGATAGCATCTGTACAGACTGCAATTACGGCGGGTATTAGACCGGATAATCAAGTTTGGAAAATATACTCTACAACAGAGGGTATAGTCTACCGAACTACCTCAAATGCGGAAATAACCGAGTGGTCGAACTTACTACTACAAAAAATTCAAATTTGTTTTAATACGGAAAAAGAAGTAATAGAACAAATAAATACACTTATTGGGGCAGGAAGCTATTTAGAGGCTATCAATGTTTCATTTAAAGATGCTTTAGTTACAAATTTAACACAAGCGAATATTACTTTAGCATAAAGGAGTTGCAGGTCCAACGGGTCCAGCTTAATAAAAAGGGGCTTTATGCCCCTTCATTGTACCAGCCTGAAATAGCTATTCTCGGAATAGGAGCATAGGCACTGACTTCACTAACAAAGTGCGGAGTGCCTGCTTCTCCTAATTGAAGCAATACTAAACTATTATATTCTGGAAATATAACTTTATATGTATCATCATCTTGCTTTATATGAAGCAACCCTCCAAACTCAGGTCTCCAGGCTTTTGTTAAATTTAAAATAAAAGCTACGCCTCTTTTTGCGTCTGGGTGCATACTCAAATAATCCCCTTTCTCGTATACACTGCAAAAACTTTCGTATATCTCTGGATTTTTTAACCCTGTTTCTACTGAAATGAAGTTTTTAAAGTCTTCCGAGTTTAGAAAAGTTTCTTTAAAATTACACTCATAACAGTTACACCCTTTTACATGAGATGTACTACGTTTAAACTTATATGTAAAATTTCCCGTAGTAAAACTGTTATTTATGTTAGACTGAATACTTTCTAAGGCTTGTCTTTCTGCAAAAGTATTTTTAAAGTATCTTACTTTTTGTAGCCCAGTATACATAACGGCATATGACCACCACTGTTCTGGGGTAGTCATAATGCCGTTATGTAATGTCTCTGCAACGGACTCTGATAAAAAGTTTTTAAACGTCTTTATCATCTTGCTCTTCAACTAAAAGTCCGAGAGCTGCGACTTGAGGAATCGCTTGGTCTTTAATTTTTTGAATTAAAAACATTGAGGTTTTAGCAGGAAGCTCTCCAAGTGCACTAAGAGCTGCATTTACTTCTGCAATTGTTAACTTTAAGTCAACTGTTGGTTCGTCTTTTATTTCATTTTCCATGTAATATTCCTTATTTAAAAATGTCTTGCCAGTTACCAGTAGTGCTCGCACGTGCATACTCAGTAGCTCTGTTTTCAAAGAAGTTAGTATGTTCAACTGCATTTAACATATAGTCTAACCAAGGCAGAGGATTTTCTTCTGATTTAAAAATCTTCTTCATTCCGAGCTGTAGAAGTCTACGATCTGCAATATATCGAATATACTCTTTTACTTCTTTTGCTGTCAAATCAGGAATTTCTGCTCCTTCAAAACACAAATCAATAAAAGCATCCTCTAACTCTACTGTTCGCTCTGCGGCACAGTAAATCTCATACTTTAGATCGTCATTCCACAGCTCAGGGTTTTCCCGAATAAACTCTCGGAAAAGTTGAGTCATTCCTTCTACATGAAGAGTTTCATCACGAATACTCCATGTAACAATCTGACCCATGCCTTTCATCAAGTTGTGGCGTGGAAAATTCAAAAGAATTGCAAAGCTACTAAAGAGCTGTACTCCTTCTGTAAATCCACTATATACTGCCATTGTTTTAGCAATATTTATAGGAGTATCCATTCCAAAATCAGAAAGGTACTCATGCTTGTCAAGCATTTCTTTATGCTCAAAAAACTTTTGATATTCATCACTATCAAAACCCAAGGTTTCAAGTAGTAATGAATAGGCTTCTTGGTGTACTGCTTCCATAGCTGCAAAAGCAGATAGCATCATTCTTATTTCTGGCTGTTTGAATGTTGGTAGATAATGCTTGGCATACCCACAACAAACATCAACATCTGCCTGTGTAAAAAATCGAAATATTTGGTTAATAAGTCGACGATTCTCAGGGGTCAACTTATCACGATAGTCTCTAAGGTCATCTGCAAGGTTGACTTCATCTGGCAACCAGTGCATATGTTGTTGGGACTTATAATGTTCAAAGGCCCAAGGATAGTTAAACGGCTTGTAATATTCGCGTTCTTCTAAAAGATTATTCACTTTTTTCTCCGTAACTTAGCCTTCACACGCAAGGCAACTACTTTCATCCATACTCTCCAATATCTTTTGTCGTAGCATTTCGTCAGATACTGTTTCTGCTCTACGATACGCTTCGGAACGCAAATAATACAGAGTTTTTACTTTTTTCTTCCATGCCATCATATGAATAGCATGAAGTTCTTGTTTTGATACGTTTGCAGGAAAAAATACATTTAAAGACTGACTTTGGCAAATATACTGTTGACGATCTGCCGCCATTTCAATAACCCATCTCTGATCTATTTCTACAGCCGTTTTAAATACATCCTTTGTATGTTGGTCTAAAAAGTCCAGGTGCTGTACTGAGCCTCCATTTGTAACTATGCTCTTCCATACTTCAGGATTATCCTCTCCTAATTCTTGCAGAATATGCTCTAAGTATTCGTTTTTCTGCAAACTTGTTCCACTTTTTGTTTTCTGAGTGAACGCATTTGCACGATAAGGTTCAATACTTGGAGAAGTATTACCGCAAATAATGCTTGAACTTGCATTTGGAGCAACCGCAAGAAGATGAGCATTTCTTATCATTAGGGGGTAAGCATCTGGACATGGACCACGAAGCTCTGCAAGCTTTTCCGTAGTCTCTTGAGCTTGTTTCTTAATATGCTTAAACATTCTCATATTTGCAGACTTTGCCATAACTCCTTCAAATGGAATATGTCGACGTTGTAAGTAAGCATGAAAACCCATAGCTCCAAGACCAATACTTCGTTCTTGTTCGGCACTATGTATAGCTCTCCACAGTTCATGAGGAGCATTTTCAATAAAATGCGTGAGTACATTATCAAGCATTTCAACCAAATCAGGAATAAAATACTTGTCGTTGCACCACTCATCATACTCCTCTAGATTTACACTTGAAAGACAACATACTGCTGTGCGATCGTCGTCAGTTGCAAGAGTAATTTCACTGCAAAGATTTGAGTGATGAACTTTTAAGCCCTTTTCCTTTTGAAACTCAGGCAACGCAGCCTGCACAGTATCCTTAAACATAACATAAGGTTCACCAGTTTCAATACGATTTTGAATAAGTTTTACCCAAAGTGCTTTTGCAGATACGGTTTTTACAACCCGCTTTGTATGCGGATCTACTAAATTCCAATTATCATCAAAATCTTGAATTTTAGTAGCATTTTCGATAAGCTCCATAAACTCGTCTCCAATCAACACACCATGATGTAGATTAGTAGATTTACGGTTAATATCTCCGCCAGTAGGCTTTCGTACATCTAAAAATTCTTCAATTTCAGGGTGCGAGATATCGAGATAAGCGGCATAGCTTCCTCGGCGTGTAACGCCTTGACTAAATGCCAGCATTTCTGCGTCAACTACTTTCAAAAAGGGAATTACGCCAGTGCTCTCAGACCCCGCCGAAGTTTTACTGCCTACACTTCGTATGTCATTCCAGCATCCTCCTATTCCTCCTCCAACGGAAGAAAGAAAAGCATTTTCTCTGTAATGGTCTGTGATACCCTCTCGGCTATCCTCGACATAGTTAAGAAAACAACTAATAGGAAGACCACGCTTTGTACCTCCATTACTAAGTATTGGAGTAGAAAACATAAACCAAAGCTTACTGGCATAGTCGTATAATCGCTGTGCATGAGCTTCATTAGAGGCAAAAGTTTTTGCAGCTCTAGCAAATGCATCTTGAGGTGAAACCTCTCCATCAATAAGGTAACGATCTTGTAAAGTTTTTTTACTAAACTCTGACAAGTAGTTATCTCTTCGGTAATCTACGGTAATATTATAACTCACCAGAGAGTCTCCTTTCAATATCGGCTATATTATCAGCCCCGATTGCTTCATCGCAATAAGTAATTAAATCCATAAGTTCATAGTTTTGAAGAATTTGTTCAGCATTATCATTAATAGTTTGTATAAACTTATATCTACTATCAATAGGAGTAGCGTCATAAATTGCAAAGGCATCTCCGTATTGCTCTACTAATGATGCTGCTTTTTTCGGGCCCACACCTGGAAATCCTGGAACATTATCTCCTTTGTCTCCAAGCATACATTTATAGGATATATACTGCTCTGGGGTTACTTCATAGTGCTCGTGCCAGTTGTCTAAAGTAACTTCCTTCCTCGTTACATAAGAAAAACGACCAACATTTTCTTGTATAAGTAAGTCCCAGTCTCTATCACTAGAGATTAGCCAAATATATTCTAACCCGTATTTTTCTCTATACTTTACTAAATGGGCTGCTAAGTCGTCTGCTTCGACACCTTTGTATCTTAATACAGGGTAACTTTCTGCAAGCACTTC